TGGGGGGAAGCTACGTCCGGGCTACGCCCGGCCTCCGCTTCCCCCCACACGTCATCTACGATGTCGCTGACCCTTCAACTGCGATGTCGCTGTGCAGCCTGAGGCCATTTTTCACAAGCCCGGCGATCAGCGCCGCGATCTTCCACGCCATCACAGGCCCTTCAGGCAGATGGCGCGCTCACGGCCGCGACGGGCGGTTAGCCCTGCGACGGGGCGCAAAGTCCCGTTCACCCGCGCCTTGTTCCACATTGTGAAGGCATCGCATCCCGCGCGCCACTGACCGGCGTTGAAGCGCCGCGCCACGGTGGAGCCACAGTATCCGCCCACGCCGATGTTGTAGGCCAACAGAACGGCCGCCACCCGCTGGTAGTCGCGGCCGGGTTCCGCCAGAGGCGGTGTGCAGCGCATCACGCCGCGCGCGTGCTTCGCCAGTTCCGCCTCGAGGAGCGCTCCGCATCGGGCCTCCGTGTAGCGCTGCCCCATCTTGACCCCGGCCGTGATCCCGTCGCAGGCCGTGGGGACACCGGCGATGTCACGATAAGCGCTCAGATACTGCGGTCCCGAGACGTGTCTGACCGTCGCAGTTCCATCGCTGCCAACTGTGGCCTGAACGACGCGCCCACTCTCCTCTTTCGGAGTTTCGACCAGGAGCAGGGTCGCAGACAGGAGCCCAACGATCGCGGCCAGTGTGCTACCCTTCGCGCCGGGTGAAAGCGACTTCGGGTTATCGGCCATTGGTAGCATCCCTTCGCTGGGTGATCCTGAGGCCGATTGCGGTGGCGGCGAGCACCACGCCGAGAAGCGGCTGCGCCCATTGCGGCAACAATGCGGTGACTTGGGCAAAGCCCTTTGGGTCGGACGCGGCCCAGCTGGTCACCGCGCCGCCGATCACGGCGAAGTGCACGCTGGACCATCGCCACCAGTCCCGTGCGCCTGGCACCAGGCGCGCCTTGAGGCGGTCGATCATGCTTCTGGTTCCCTTCGTTTCACGAGCCGCTGCACGGTCTCGGTTTCGTAGATGCGGATTGCGGTCCACAGGATGGTGAGCAGGGAAGCGACGGCAGGCAGCACGCTGATGAGGCTCCCTAGCAAAGCGGTGAAAGACAGGGCGTCGAAGGCGACTTTGAGCCCATCGGGAAGGTGATCGAGTGCGTGTTTCATGAGGACCTGGCGCCCTGCTTCTGCCGACTTGGCGATACTTTCTGCTCAGGTGCTGCATCGGGCCCGGAGCGGTGGATTGAGCCGCGGCGTTGACGCGGCAAATCGAAAAACCTAGTATTTCTGCGTGGCTCCAGACTGAGCCTTGCAAGAGTCGGGAGCTTGGTTTTTCCGTGAAATGGTTCAGGCGGCTTGCCGAGAAGCTTCGCTTCCACCTCCAACCGGACCCCACCGCGACTGGGCCTTGCAGCCACGGCGTTGCCCGGTGCAATTCCGTGAACATGTGCCGTGAGTGCGAAGACGATTACCTCGCTACTTTCTGGTAAGGCTGCCATCACCAGCCCCTCGATTTGATCGCAGCTTCGATCATCGGCGCGTAGACTTCCGCCACCCCCAATTCGTTTGGGTGCAGGTTGTCGTCTGAGAGCGGAGGCGCAGTGCCGCCGCTCGCGTTACCGCCGTACCCTGCCATTCCAGCAGCCAAGTCGATGTGGTTGTTTGGGAAAGTCGTCTTGATCAGGTTGTTGCAGGTCGTCAGGAACCCCAAGGCGGCGGTGCCGGTGGTTTCTGACGGACGCGGCGGAATGGTGCAAAACAGGATGCGCTTGCCCGCAGGCATGAACGTATAAGCTTCCTGCAGCATGGCGATGAAAGCGGCATGATTGTCCGTCGAGCCATTCAGCTGGCCTTCCGGATTGCGTCCCGCCAGCAGCACGACAACATCGGATGGGCCGATGTTCGCGCCCATAGTCGAGCCGAGCACCCGATCCACGATCGAGCGTGGAGCAGTGCCAGGAATGCCCCGGCCCACAACGCGTCGACGCGGTGAGAACAGTGTCGAGAGCACGGCGGTGAGCCGCTGGGCGGGATCGTCGATGCCAGTGCCGAAGAACTGGCTGTCGCCCGGGAGCCAGATGGTGGAAGCAGGCGCCGCGACGTAGTCCGGTTTCACCGTGTTGAGGGCAGTTGCCAGCGCTGCCTCTTCCGAAGCGCCGAGGACCGCGTTCGTCATCAAGAGTGAGTGCAGGTCCCAGGCAAAGCCGACATCGCCCTCGGCCCCGTTGATGCGGGCACTGGCGCTGTCGCTCGGCGGTGTGATCTGGGCCTGATCAAGAACGTTGATCGACGAACTCGTGCCATTGAGATTGAGCCGGCCCTCGCCGCGCAGGCCGTCGAGCGTCTCTACAGCCGAGAACCAGGCGCCCGAGGCATTTGCAAGCTTCGGGACGTCCCAACCAGAGATACCGTCATCGTAGCTCAAGCGGCCTTGAACGCCGAAGTCAGTGGCGGCGCGTAGCACCAGGCGGCCGGGTGAACCGCTGGCCTTGCCGAAGTTGATCAAGGCTCGGAGCGCGTCCGGTGCCGTCGTGATCCTCGCGACGGTGGCCAGGGTGGCGCCTTCCCTGCGGTTCGTGAACGCGAGTACCTGTGCGTTGGGTTTCAGGTACTGGCCTGCCGTAAACGCGATCCACGCCTTGCCGCTGTTGATGGCGATGGCGGGCTGCGCAGAGGCATCATCCTGATACCAGAGGCCGCTCCCGGCTTGATCGTATAGAGCGACCACGTATGCCGAAGCCGACCCACGCCATGCAGCGACTGCGGAGGCGTTGAGCGCGTTGAACTCAGGGTAAGTGGCCTTGGCGAAGAAGTCCCGTTCTTCGCCGTCGCTCGAACGGCGCAAGCGAACAAGCGGCCCACCGTAGCTCGGCACAAGGCGGGCGAGGCCATAGGCACCGTAGACGCCAGGAACGTTGGCGAGAACAGACGGCGGCGAATTCAGGGCCGCCACGGGCAGCTTGCCGCTTTCGACAACCGCCAGTCTCGCCTTGGTGTCGAGGTAGTCAGCGCCGGTGACGGCGATCGTGTAGTACTCGAACGAGATCTGCAGCTGGTTGCTGGTGTTGACACTGTTGGTGGGCAGTGCGGCCGAGTTGCCGGCTTGGCTCTGGTAGCCTTTGGCATCACCGCTGCCCAGCGCCGAAGTGTAGGCGATGAACGACGCAGGTCCGTAGAATGTCAGGCGCTCGCCCGGCTGCTGGGTAAAGGGCACCGGATAGGTCCCGACGACCTCTCCTCCGCCAGCGGGCGCGGCGGGGAACGTGATCGAGTATTCGGGACCGACCTGTGCCCCAGAAGAGGCGTTGAAGCGCCTGACGGTCAACGTGCGCGCCGAGGTCGCGTTGCTGAACACGCGAATGCCGGTGTGATGGCGCGCTTCGTTCGATGTTTCGACGAAGCTGTAAGTCTGCGCACTTGCGGTCGCGCCCGCCTGCAGCGGCCCGATGCGAGGCCGCCCCATAGCGCTGGGTGCTTGGACGACGGAAGCGGCCGTTGCAGCCGAGGCAGCGGCAGCATCAACGAACGGCTTGGCGAGCCGCTGGACCAGCGGCAGCGCAAGGATGCGCGCCATGATGCCGTCCTTGATGAGCGGCAGAGTTTCAGAGCCGTCGACGTTGTCATCAGGCAGCAGCGGAAGCTGGGAAGTCTTGGCCATGCTCAGTACCCCACGGCGATGTAGCAGGTCGGATCGTTCTCATCGTCGGCGCTGAAGACAGAGAAGCCGGCCTTGGTGATGGTCGAGACGATGACGGCAGGCGTGTTGTCCTGCGAGCCGGTGCCCGGATTGTAGACGCCGCTGACCACGGCCGAGAAACAGGCGTTCGGGAAGTCCGCGCGGAAGGAAACGGCCGTCGTGGTATTGGCGGTGGCCGTGAAGCGCCCCCAGGCGATCTGGAACCCGAAGAAGCGCAGGAAGCCGTTCTCCTCCAGCACCATCGTGATCGGGCCAAGGCGGCGCGGCGTGACCACCTTGTCCGCAGCGGTGCCGGCGATGATTTCCGCCGTACTAGCCTCCGAGACGGTGAGCGTGCGGTTCGAAGAGAGATCGCCGCCACCGCTGACCAGGCCAGCGCCGGTGATGGTGCGGGCACGAAGCGCGTCGATGGCGCTGCCGATATTGTCCAGCACAGTCCGCAGGCGGCGGGGCGTCACTACTGTGGCGCTGGACGTGCCTGCGTCGATCTCGTCCGCAGTCGCTTCGCTGACGGTCAATGTGCGATCAACGGAAAGGTCGCCGCCGCCGGTGACAAGGCCGCCGCCAACGATGGATCGCCCGGCGAAGAATGCCGCCAGGCGCGCGCGCAAGGTACGCGGTGTTACGATGGTCTCGCCGTCGTCCGCATCGTCCGTGTCGGCATCGACGCGCGCCTGCGTGGCGATCCGCGCGACCCCCTTGGTCACCTCGGTGGCGGGCGGATAGGTGAAGACCGCATTGCCGTAGTTGATGTTCGCGGCGAGGTCCGAATCGAACGCTATGTCAAAGGCCATCAGTCCGAAGGCGAGTTCCGCCTTGTTCATGAATATGGTCGGGCTGGTGTAGACGGCGAAGAGCACGCCGTCGTCCATGAACAGCCCGAAGCCCGTGATGGCCCACACATCTGCCGAGGTATCGTAGGCGGTCAGATGCGTCATGTTGGGTGCAGCCGCTACTCCGGAGGCAACCTCGAGCCGCTTGAACTCACCCGGGAGATCAGTGAGCGTCGGGGCGTAGTCGAAAGGCGTATGCGTTAGGCCAAGGTGTGAGATCGTCACGGGATCGGAGCCCGACGCCCCTTGTACGGCCGCAAGGCCCGCGTCGGTGAGTTTCAGCGCAAGGGCTGCCATCAATTGGTCTCCAGATAGTCAAGGCCGTCCTCAGTCAGGAGCGGCTCGCCGTCTTCGGTCTGCCAGACGGCGGACCAGTCGCGGCTCGTGTCATGTTCTGTGGCGTAGTCGGCCCGGTGCATCGCGCCGACGAGGCCACCTGCGGCCATGTAGAGGGTCGCCTGTCCCTCGAGCGCCTGCACAAAGTCGAAGTGCGCGCGCAGCGGCTTCGCGGCCGCCACGTCCCGGATGATCGCCTCGGAGGTCTCGGCGGTCAGGAAGTTCGCGCCGATCTCCAGCGCAGGAGCCCGCACCTCGAAAGTGTGCGGCGCGCGGCGCGGGTTCGCCTGCCACCACTCGGTGACGGTCAGTAGCGGATGGAACCGAAAGAGAACTTGCTCGACGGCGGCGCGCGTACCTTTGATCTTGTGGAAGGGAACCGCACCCATCACGGCGGCGCGCTTCTCTTCCACCGTCCAGTTCGTGTCCCAGTGGCTGATTCCCAACTCCCATGCGAGGAACGGCAGGACGCCAGGAGGGCAGGTGCGCGGGTCCTTCTCGTCACCCACGTTGCGGATGTCGATGCCGGACAGCATAGCTTCCTCGAGCGCGCGTTCCGCAGCTGTGGCGTTGGGCGGCAGCAGGCTCACAGCACAGTGCCTGCGATGGTGACTGAGACAGAGGTGGGATTGCCCACCTGATAATAGGCGATCGGCACGTCAGCGGGCGGCTGCAGCAGCACCACGCGCTCAACGTTGCCGACGTGCAGCGCGGCGATGATCGCCGATCGCGCCGCGTCCCGGTCGAGATAGCGGATCTCGGCAAGGTGCTTTGTGAGCGCCTCCTGCGCCGTGGACAGGATCAGCCCCTGATCGGGTCCGGCGAAAACGTACAGCTGCGCCTCGATCACGAAAGGAACTGGCTGCGCCGCCTGCACCGTGACGAAGTCGGTAAGCGGGCGCACCTCCCCATCCTGCAGCGCGGCGTTGACAGCAGAGAGCACTTCGGGGCTAGGGACGCCGTTGCCGCTAGCGGACATCACCGTCACCACCACTTCGCCTGGGGAGGGTGAACGGGCAGTCGCGTCGGCAACGTCGCCATGTGCAGAGCGAGCGTGGAAGACGTAAGCCAATTCCGGCCCCGCGACGGAAAAGCGATGCGGCGCCAGCTGGATGCGCTGCTTGTAGCCGAGGTCCGCTTCCATGACGGCCGGCGCGGTATCTGTTGCCGGGGTCACGACTAGGCGCGGCACGTCGAGGGCAGCGCCGATCTGGTCAAGGTTGGCGCCGGTGGCGTAGGCCAGGAGCAGGGACTTCGCCGCGTCGTTGAACGCTTGCACCAGTACCTGTTCGTCGTAGGCGTCGGCTTCGATCAGCTTTACGGCCGGATCGCTCTCCACCAGCGCGGTGAATTCGCCATGCAATTCGATCAGGCGCGCCAGCTTGGCGGTGCGCCGCTCGGCATAGCTGGGCTCTGGCACCAGCACCGGTGCGGGCAGTGTCGAAAGATCGACGGCGGGGGAAGTGGCGATGGAACCTACCATGTCCCCAGCTATCGGCAGGCTTCGGCCTTACTTCCACCCGCGCGCGTTGTAGCGCCGGGGCCTCACAACCTCCCGGTGTGGCGCGGATTTTCGGGGTCGCCATGGTAGGGGCATGAGAACGCCCGAAGACGCTCCCACCGATCCCGATACGCTGCTGCGCTATGCCACCGTCGCTTCCGTCGACTTGGGCGCGGCCCGCTGCACCGTTCTGCTGGACGACGACGTGGAATCGCCCGCCCTGCCGTGGCTCGCGCCGCGCATGGGCGAGACCCGTGTCTGGCTCCCGCCAAGCGTCGGAGAGCAGGTCATGCTGTTCTGCCCAGGCGGGGAGATTGGCGCCGGCATCGTTGCGGGCGGCGTGGTCTCCGACGCGAACCCTGCGCCGACCGACGAAGCCGTCCCGCAAATCCACTTCAGGGATGGCGCCATCTTCTCCTACGACCCCGACACGTCCGAACTGCTGATCCAGCTGCCGCCCGGCGGGTCCACTGTACTGGTCTCGGACACCGTCGACATCGTCGGGGACGTGAACGTGACCGGGAAGGTTACGGCCGGCGAGGACGTAATTGCCGACACCGTCAGCCTGAAGAGCCACAAGCATACCGGCGTTGCCGCAGGCACGGCGCAGTCCGGTGCACCACTGCCATGACTGCCCTCACCGGGATGAGCGCTACGACCGGCAGCGCGCTGTCCGGAGACGAGCACCTGGCGCAGTCGATCCGCGATATCGTCACCACGCCCATCGGCAGCCGCGTCATGCTGCGCGAATACGGCTGCTACCTGTTCGACCTGCTCGACAGGCCGCTGACGCGCGCCACCCTCCTGCTGGGTGCGATGGCGGTGACGATGGCGCTCGCCCGATGGGAGCCGCGCATCGCAGTCACGCAGGTTACCTTCGAAGGCGACTTCGCAG